ATATTCACCCCCAAATTAAAAGACTGCACCCTTAACGAATGCAGCCTATAAGCTATTATTTTTTTAAAATCGTATCAAGTTTAGCGTGCACCAAATCAAGTAGCCCAGCGATTGTACTGTTTCCGCCGTCCCTCATGTTCTCGAGGATACTCAAAACCTCACCCGAGCCGAGATATAGCCACACTAGATTTACAGCGAAAGCATAATTGCCTGCCATAAAGTCAAAGCAATAAGCCCCAGCTGTTGCCATGCAATAAGTAAGTACCTTTGTAACAAAAGGCTTTCGCATATGCTTAGAGTTGATTAAACCCTTACCCCATGCTGCTGGAATAGCGATATATTTGGCGTAGCCGCTTATATTCTCTGGGCTCGCCCCTAAATCAAGCAGCATTTTATAACCAATCGCCGCCCATTTCGTGAGCAAGTCGAGGAATACCAGTAAAATAAATATCCCTAGTACTTGCACATGTTTGAGCCCTAGCATGTATATTCCTACCTCGGCCACTAAAGCCAATAAGGCTTTTACGGCGAATGACTCCGTAAGCATTCGCCATGCCTCGCTAAAAAAATGCATTATTTCTCCCATGTGTCCCTCTTACATCAAATATTATAAATGGTCTACTGCGTCGCCTTTGCTTACATATTTGTGTTTATTATCATCCCATTCAACGCGAGAGTATTGGAAATTAACGGCATATACACCATATTGTAATGTGCCGAGTTTTACAGGGAAGTTAATATTATCACCATTAGCGAATGTAACATTTTGAGGTTTTTCAACAATAATCGGAATTTCGCCAATAGCGTTGTTATTTTTATCTCTAAAGCTATCCTCTCTTGTTACAACGCTAACATTTTTACTTGTTTTAATTAGCACAGTATCAATTGCGGATACTAACCATTTACCAAGTACTTTGAAAGTATTGTGTCCTGTGAAGTTTGTAACGTCAATTTCCAACTTGCGGCCAAACAAGGAATATCTTGCGCCATTTTCCTCGAATGTATCATCTGCATTGGTAGTAACGTCTACCCCTTTAATTTCAGCGCTGCCTACCTCACGATCAGCCAAATCATAATATTTAATTAAGATATTAGCAACTCCGAACGGTTCAATAGGAACACGCATATTGTCAGTTTCAAACACACGTTTTTCGCCGCCGTCAACGGATACTTTAAAGTGTGGCTCACCTCTTAAATCAATAAATGCTTGGCCTACCAAAGGCTGAATATATTCGATTGGTTTGTATGTAACCTTAATAGTATCGCCTAAAAGCTCTACCAATTTGGCGAGTACTGTTTCAACGCTATCGTCGGCCAAGTATACATTTTTTTGTTTCAAGAGTTCAGCTGCACGTTCTGCGCTTGCTGGCTCACCTTTTGGGCCTTGTTTACCTTGCTCACCACGAGGGCCGTCTGGGCCTTGCTCGCCTTTTTCGCCTCTAGGGCCTCTTAAACCCTCGAATAAAGGTAAAATAGTATCTTTATCGAATTTTAAAGTTAAAGTGTTATCTGCCATGATTGTTATCTCCTCTGATTAATGCATTGAAATGTCTTGAATAAATGTAATTTTGCCATAGCCTAGCTTGATATGCTCGCTATCATTGTAAATAAAAGCGTCATATACAAACTCTCTGCCGTTTACTTTCTTGGCTGCTGATGTAGCGCCGCTCAATGAGAATGTTACATATTTCTCGCCAACCTCTGCGGCTAACTCAAATATAACGCCCTCATCTGCTCGCTTTCTAATTTTACAAACGCCTGTAAACCCTGTGAGTACTCTGTCGCTACCCTCTGGCACTTGATATGTGAAATTAAAATCTTGCCCAGCGTGTAGCGTGAAATCGTGTTTAATCATAAGCCACCCCCTTTTATAGCTTAGTTCTTGCGAACTGCTATGCACATAACAAATAAAGAGCCTAAAGCTGAAATAACCAAACGCCCATAATTTGTATCGCCGCCAGTTATAGTCGCTGAATATGCGGCGCACCTATCGTTAAAATCAATGCCAGCATTTACGCCGTGATCATAACTTTTATGAGATATAAATTTTGAAAATTGTATTTTCAAATCAGTAGGCGCATATTTAAAGCGTGCTTGCTCTCTCTTTATTTCTTCTCGGCTGTAGTTTTTCTTCTCAATGTTGTAACCAACAGGCACAAAAGTGCAATCTGAGCGCTTATATCCCTCTGGAATAGGGCAATAATCGCCATGCTTTACCTCATACACTTTAATTGATAAATTTTTAACCTCAAAGCCTGCTTGAAATATAGATTGAGCGTCAATGCGTGAGCCTGTAATATTAGCACCTTTAATATTGCCGTTGCGGTCTATCTCGAATGTGCCAGTACTATTTTTAAATGTACCGCCTGTGATAGAGCCGCCTGTTAGGTTGCCAGTGTTTACAGTGATAGATGATAGGTTATCAACTTTTATATTTCTTGCGTTCACGCTGTCAGCCTGCAGCATTTTGTTTGTGATGATATTATCATCAAATAATGCTTGCCCAGTAACATGTAAGAGCTTGCCGTCTATCCTAGTGCCTGCTGGCGTTAAGTTAATGCGGCTTATAAGCTCTTTGCCGTCGAGCTTGCCGAGTGCATTTGTTACTTTTAACTCTATGCCCTCGGATATTTGAGTAATTTGTGAGCTTACATTACGATTTAAGTCGTTAACTGTACGCTGAAATGCGTTCGCTTGGTCTATTAGCTTGCTATTAAAGCCGCTTACATCGCTCTTGACTGTGCCAACCTCTGTTTTTAAGGCTTTAACAGCTTTATCCATATCGGATATGCCGAGGCTCTCCATGTCGAGTAGCTCTTTATCGATTTTAGCTTTAACAGCCACGCTTACCGCCTCAGTAGCAGGGCCCTCGCCGAATATATCAACGTAAGCCACTTTTACATTGTACACGCCAGCCTCTAAAGGAATGGTTAAAGCGTTTGTAGTAGTGAAATACACCTTACTATCAACGTACACATTAGCGCCCTTACAATTCGCAGGAATAGCCTCGAATGTAACGCCTATGCCGTTAATATTAGCCATAGCCTTTACATTAGTTGGCTTTTTAGGTAGTGGCACGTTATAAGTCAACTCTGCAGGCGCTCCATGCCCTTTGGCTGGGTTATGAGCGTACAAGTAGACTTTACCAGTCCGATTTTGTAGCATGCCGCTGTATGTGGTGTTATTACTGCGGCCGATTAAGCCGTCATTTTGGCCAGCTCGTAAATCAAGCCTCAACTCGTAATAATCTACATCTGCATTTCTAACTTCTAGCCAGTTAAAATGGGCCATATCGCTGAACGAAATAGAAAAGCCGAGAGGCTTATTAGGTATCTCGCTTTTTAGCTCTACAGTAATGCTCTTAGATACGCCCTGCGAGGTGTTTCCGTGTGTATCTTTTACAACGGCTTTAACCTCGTATGTGTGGCCTAATTCGCAGCCGCTTATAATGACTTGTCCCTCGCCTGCGCCGCCGTATTTCCATGTACCACTAGGCTCTCTATACCAGATTTCCACAGTATCAAGGCTGTTAATTTGTGGCACGTTAAACTCTGCCACCACATCGAATGACTTAACCCTATTAGTGATCTCGTAGTATTTAGTGTATAGTGTGAGGTCTGTAACTTCTGGAATAAAGTACGGCGTTAAAGTGTATTGATAAGCCTGCACCTCGTCAAGCCCTTGCTCGTTGCTGCCGAATAGGTTCATAGAGGTAAATTTGAGATATATTGTTTTCCCTATATCCTCTTTGCGATATGGGTATTTAAATAAAGCCTCATCTACACGCACAAACCGCTCGCCAGCGTTATGACTGATTGCATTAGTGCCATATTGGCCTCTGACTAAGCCGCTCAATGTATACCAGTTATCTTGGTGCATTTCTGAGCCCTCATAACTGAAAGCCTCGCCATTTACCCAACAAAGCGTATTCGCTCGCTCGGCGTCTATGTGTGTGCCGCCTTTGAGCATACCTTGATTGAGTGTAATGTTGCATAGGTTGCTTGTTTGATTAAAACCATATTTAACATGTCCCATGCGAGCCTGTTGCGTGATTGAGCCTATACGGCTGTAATTTTGGCCGTTATCAGATAACCATACAGAACAGCCACCCCAACCACTCGGAGCATTGACACCTATAAATACTTGATTTCCGCCTACATCGCCAACGGTCTGAAATATAGCCACATCGTTGACGCTCGGCGCCTCTTGGTTGTAATCAATAAAAGGCCGCTCATTCTCGTGTACATCATAGCGAGCTGGTGCATAAGTGCCTGCAGGCTTGCCCTCGGCTGTAAATTCGAGTTGGCCGTCGGCTGCCTCATTTACAGCTGTAATAACTACAATCTGCTTATTTAATTGGCAGGCCTCATCGGTAAGCGTTACCAAATCGCCAACCTCGAGAGTACAGAAAGCCCAATCTAGCCTAAATGTGTATTGAGTTTTAGCATACAGGCGTTTCATAGCCAACTGTTCAGCGTAGTATTGAGCCCTAGCCTTTGTATAAAGGTAGTGAGCGCTTTTCTTTGAGGCTGGTTTTAAGCCGTTGCGTTGTACATCAGCCACCACCTCAAAAGATACTGTTTCTTTCTCGTAGCTATTGGCACGATTAATAAACTCGACTGTAGCCTCGTTATAGGCCTCGCTCGTATCTTTTCTTTTATAAAGGATAAGCTGGCCGTCTGTGCCTGCGATAAAGTCATCTGCCGTGAGGTTGTATTGAATTTGGTTAGCAGGCGTCCATGTACCTATTGGCTTATCGGCTAAAGGTACGATTTTAAGCCTATCAGTACTCCAGAATACAAGGCTGTTAGTGATCTCGGCTATATCGTTAATAATCTGCTGGGCTTTAGCGCTTTTTTGCTCTGGCGGTGTACTGATTAATATATCAGCCGCCTTACAGTAGGCTCTAAAGTTTTCAATGCCCTCAATTTGTACATCTGCACCAACTGATTGCAGTACATGCTCGATATAGTCGGCTGGGTTTACGTCTGTGCCGTCGCCTGTATCTCGTAACTTGCCAAATACCTCGAAATTATATTGCGGTAAGCTGCCACGCTCGCCCAAATCAACCACACCAGCCATATAAGCGAGTCCACTATAAGGCAAGGCTTTTTCTGGATGTTTTGAGAGCATATAAGGCCATGGGGCTTGGGCTACATCGCCATTGAATAAGGTAAGCTCGATTTTTTCGTTCGGATAATCGTACACCTCTTTATCTCGCCATACCTTACCAATACCAGCGATAGGCCCCTCGCACAGAGCAATAGCAGCAGCTACAGAGTAGGTATAAGTAATATTTGTGTGCTTTGCACCGCCACCTTTACCAGTTCTAGTAGTGCTTTTATGCTCGTGAGCTGTGAAATCATCATAATCTATGATGTTACCGCTTACTCGAGTGGTGCCCAGTATTTCTGGTACCACCTCGCCATATGAGGCTGTATTGATTTGAAAATCAGCGATCATATCGGCTCGGCTAGTTGTACTTTTGCCTTTAAATAAAAAGCCCATTATTCACGCTCCTCTCTATATCTGTATACAGCCCTCAAACGTGAGCGGCCTTTTTTATCGTAAAACATTACATCATCGAGCCTCGATATAATCACGCCATAATCAACGAAAGCATGAATTACAAGCCCTTTACCAATATATATAGCGCCGTGCGAAATACATCGGCCGTATTGGTATAGTAAAAAATCGCCAATTTCAAGCGGAGAGCCCTCTTTCACCTCATCGGCGACTTGTTGCACGTATTTGAGATATTTCTCCTCTGAATGGTGTAAATGCCACTCATTTGAGTAGTTTTCTATCTGCAATCTGTCGGCTTTCATGAGGCCACTATCAACCACCGCAGCCACTAACAGATAAGAGCAATCAACGCCAGCGCCTTTTACCATTGAATTATTGGCGTATGGTGTGCCTAGCCATGCAGTAGCAGCTTTTGCTATCTTCTCGCCAGTTGTTAAAGTATTCATCGTATGCTCTCCTTTAGTGGTACGTAAGGCGTCGCCCTGTTTCTATTCCAGTTATTGAATTTATTTTTACATTCCGCAGGAGTTTTATTACATCCAGCGTATATATAGAATTGGTCGCCGACTCTTGGGCTTACCTCGAGAGCGCTCATATACAATATTACGCCGTCCATGCTTTGTAATATCTGTGTAGATTGCCCTGCTAATGGGCCAGTGATCCAATCAATACCGCCAGCCGTGTAATAGCCGTTTGTAAATGGAATATCAATTCTTATGGAATTAGGGCCAGAGCCTAAAGCTGTAACCTTACCGCTCTTTCTAAATTTGGAAATATCAACGCCGCACTCTTTTGAATACACGCTAAAAGGGCATTGTGGATAATACCGCCTATTTGGGTATTCAATATTGAGCTTTTGAACGATTGATTTAACATTGAGCTTTAAGGTAAGGCCACCGCCTTGACTAACCTCGCATAAGCCAGTAAATAACCCTACAACGCCGATAATAGTATAGTTATCATCAAAAAATGCTCGTTTAAGCGTCATTTGAGCGCCGTCAAAGCCACCATTATGAGCTACGGCCATAATGGGAACGCCGCCTATTTTATCCTGCTCATTCGTGGATATGCTAACGCTCATTTTATCAACGCTCACCGTGCTATTAGTGGCTATCTTATCCCTTACGATAATAGGGCCGTCTGACTTATAGATTTGGCCGTTATAGGATACATCGGCGTCTGAGTCAGCCCAGTAGTACGTTACGCCACTGCGCAAGCGCAACTCGTAAAGGTCGCAGCTCATGAAATATTTATCGTTGTTGAGGTGCTGCCGTAGTACCTCGTTTACCTCTTTCATAATGCGCCCCCTATCGAGTTGATACTAACTTAAATGATTTTGATTTATAAACATTTGTAAAGATATACTCGGCTGTCATATCACCGCTGAACCTTACCAACCAATAATAGGTATAATCGGCTGTAATTACTGCATTCGGTGCAACTGTCTGCCCTGCTGCCAGTTTAATTACGCCTTTATCGCTAACAGCTCGAATAGGTGAGCCATTAGCATATAATTTAAGGTTTTCAACGTGATATACAGGCTCTAGGAAATCGCCGAACTTTCGCACGGCTTGCCATGAGCCCATTGAACCAGTACCGAGCTGTATGCCTTTCTCGGCGTTATCCTCTGGATCTAACCACAAAAACGGAACTGTACCGCCTTTAGTCTTGGAATAAAAACCCATAAGCTCCTTATATTGTGCAGGCGTTAGCACCTCAAACTCTGTAGAAATAGTGTATTGAGGATATTTCCAGTTTGTCATGGTGCGAACCTTACCAGAGCCAGAGGTCTTTGTCTTGGTGTCCCATTTCTGGGCCTTTTGTGATTTCCAAGCCAAAGAGATTATAGTAGGAAATTTCATTAATTCCGCCATATTACCATGTCCCCTCTGTTCCGATAAATTCTCTATCTTGATTTACTAAAAACTGCCGCAAAGCTCTGCCGCCTCGTGTTTCAAGGAATGAGCCAAAGCTCTCGGCGTCTATAGCGCTTACGTTGAGCGTAATGCCACCGCCTGCGCCCATGCCACCATTAGAGCGATTAATGCCCTCGCCTAATCGGTCGAATACTGTATCAGAAAGCGGCAATACAGCCTCTTGATACTTACCCTCGCCGATTTGGGCTATAGTGGTGCCATATGCAAGGCCACCCTCTGCGAGTGCTGGCATACTCTTAGCACTAAACGCAGCTCCAAAGCTACCGCCAAAGCTGCCAACTGCTCCGAGTGCCGTAGCTTGCGCCACACCTGCCGCTGTACTGCTACTCCATGCAGCCATACCAGCCGCCGCACTGGCGCCGAATGTCGCCATACTCATCTGTTGAGCGAGTGCACTCCATGCAGGTAGTTGGGCCTGTGCTGCCGCCACGCTTGCCGCTGTTTGTTGAGATTGTAGCATTTTACCGAGTACGGCTTGCTTGATTTGAGCCGCTATCCATTGAGCCACACTATCAGCGATAGTTTTGAGTATAGCCTTACCCATATTTTGGAAAGCCTGCGTTATGCTCATTGTGCCTTGTAAGAGTCCAGATATGCCCTCTTGCAATTTATCAATGCCAGCGCTTGCCGTTTCCCAAAGTACTTGTTGGCCGTTCCAGTGGCTATCCATTACAGCCTGTTGATATTCATTGAGTAGCTCTTTACGTAGTTCATAACTTTGTTGAGTAGCTACATATTCAGCGTCAAGAGCCGACTGTAACGCCTCAAAATTCTGCGTACGCATAGCCTCGTCAATGTTCCATTTCTCCTCGGCCATTGTGCGCTGTAACTCTAGGTATTTATCGTTATAATCACGATGAACAGCAAGCAGCTCCTCGGTCTTTTGCTTTTCAAAGTCAACTCGGCCGTCCTCTGTCATTTCAAACAGAATGCCTCGCTCTTTTAGCGTATCAATAAAATGCTGTTGCTGCATTTTGTCCATTTGAACAAAATCATCGCTGTATTTGTCCCATTTATCGCCGATAGCGTCTATTGCGTCGGTGTATTCTTTGGTGAATTGCACCATAGGCGAGGCTTGCCCTGTGCTATCCTTAACCGCTAGGCTAAACTCGAGGTCTTTCCGCATATCACGGATATTATTCTCGATTTCTCGCATTTTCGCCATTTCTTCCTGTTTGGCTTTAATGCGTTTTTCAGCATATACGGCGTTTAATAGTTCAAGGTCTTGCTGATAGTTAGCATTGGCTGCTTTTGATTTCTCGAGCTCATCAAGTTCTTTCTTATACTCTAATTCGAGTAACTCTTGCTTATTGCCGAGCATTTCAAGGTACGATTGCAAGATTTTCTCATGCACTTGTTTAGCCTCTTTTTCGAGGTCTTTGCCAGCGCTACCCTTGCCGCCGCCACCTTTGCCGCCTTTACCACTACCGCCACCGCCGACGTCTGAACCACCGCCACCGCCTACATCGAGATCACCGCCACCGCCGCCAGATAAGCCGCTCACAATTTGAGAGGCCATATCGCCAGCAGTGTTTACAATGTCCTGCGCACTATCAGCTGAAATAGTATCAACCTGTGCAATAGCGGTAAATGTACCGCCAAAGAATTTAGCCACCTTATCGCCTACGCTGTTGAGTTTAGCAATAAGCCAGTTCAATGCGTCAATAATCTTATTCACGCCCCATACTGCCGTATGTACGATAGTAGAGAATACCGAGCTTAATGTAGCCCCAAAGCCATTAGAGGCCGCTGATGCTGTAGCGAATACTGTAACAAGCGTTACAAGTATAGAAATTAATAAGCCTACTGGGTTGGCTTTCATAACCGCATTTAATATACGTTGAGCAACTGCTGCCGCAAGTGCACCACTACGCACAGCAATATATGCACCTCTAAGCCCTACCATTAAGGCCGTAAGTACTGCCGATACTGTCGCCGTGCCTGCCATAGCAGCCCTTAACACTACCATAGCCGCAGCATGAATTTTAGTAGCTGCTGCCGAGGCTAATTCAGCCACTCGATACGCTACCACCTTAACAGTCAAGGCCGCAGTCTGTGCGCTACATAAAGCAAGAGCTGCTCTATATGACGCAAAAGCCACTACTACAGCCAATACAGCCGCCGAAATCTTTGGCATTGTGCTGATAAACAATGAGCCAAAGCTGCGAACTGTCTGCGAGATAGTGGATATTGCTATACGTAAGCCTGCAAAGGCTGCACTAATTAGCCCTATAGAGCCTTGTGCTGCTACCGCTAGGGCTCTAATAGCTATGCCTACGCCCTCAATGAACGCTTGGAACTCGCCGCTTTGTGGTAGTGTAGAAAGCTGTTCAAGTACAGGCTGAAAGGCTTGTATTAGTTGATTTTGAACCGATTGCCCTACCTCTGCAAAAGTCATAGGAATTTCGCCGAACCGTGCGTCTGTTTCCTCTGCTGCATTGAATAAGGCGCTCTTAATAATGTCAGCTGTAATAAGCCCTTGCGAGCTCATTTCTTTTAACTGCCCTACACTCATGCCCATTTCTTTGGCGATTGATTGAGCCAATAACGGCGCATTTTCCATAATTGAGCGGAACTCATCGCCCTGCAATTTACCGCTCGCCATAGCTTGCGTTAATTGGTACATCGCAGCACTCGCCTCTTGAATGCCTGCTCCAGATATTTTAAATTGTTTATTTAATTGCTCAACAAAATATATAGCCTCATCATTCGAGCTGAATGCGTCTTTTGCCAGCATATTGAGCTTTGCCACGCTGTCGGCCATGTCTATATAGCTGCCTCTCGAGCGATTGGCTGCGTTATATACTTTGTCCATGATCTCGGCTGTGGTTTGTGAGCCGTCATTAATCAAGTTGATACGTGAGCGTATGCTTGTTAATTGGTCAGCTGTCTGTGCGGCTGCTACAGCTACATCCTTGACTGCATTCGCTGCGAGGCCTATGCCTGTTACAGCGCCTGCGAACTGTAGCCCTTTGTTCATTTGAGCCACAATAGACTTTATTTCAGCCCTAATACTAGCCGCCTCTTTGGCTACCTTATTACTGGCCTCTGCTACGCTTTTAGGTAATTCAGAGCTTATCGTATTAGCCACCTTATTGACGGCTGCCGTAGCCTCTGAACTATCGGCGCTTATGCGAACATTGATATTACTATCTGCCATTTTCTATATCTCACCCCCTGCCTCTCTAAATTCACGGATAAAGTCCGCCTCTGCTTGCCGCTTTTCGGCCTCTGTAGGCGGATATAGAATATCTATAAATTTCTTTGGTTCGATTGGCTCTGATAATTGCGTGTTCATGATATTGGCAACCCAGAAAGCTTGGTTTGTATCCTGCAGCTTTTGCCTGCGTTCATACCCTCTAACTAGCTTTCTATACTCCATAGGCTGCAATCGCATAAATTCCCATGGTTTGAGCTCCAACACACTATATGCTATTTCTTCGGCGTTTCGTAACCATAAAGAAAAAGAGGGGGCAACTTGGCCCCCCTCTAGTTTTTTGCTTGTTCGGCCTCGTTTTCGATAGCTACCTTATCATCTGGCGTGAGCTCGTTTGGGTACATTTGATAGTACATTTTAGAACCCAAAGCACCACTTGCAATGATCGCTTGCATAAGTGGCGCTTGTAATGATAATAGGCTCATGTCTTTGATTTCATCAGCAAGCAACTCGTCAAACAATTCATAATATTGTTGAGGTGTGCGTTTATGCTGTTTCATACCGATAGCATAGCCTGTGATAATGCTATTAATAGGCCAAATGCTCATTTGTAAGAGCTCCCCAATAGGTTGCCCTACAGCAGCCTCAAACTCCATGAGGCGCTGCATATTGAACATTAAATATTCGCCATTTTTAAAGAAATCACAATTTACTTTTTTCATAATTCAAAAACTCCCTTTTTAGCGCTAATTAAGGAATGATTTATAGGTATATAAGCCTACCTATTAGCTTATACAGAGCCTGCTGGTGCTGGTTGTAATTCAGATAATGGGCCTACGCCATTTAAAGAGCCTTTGTAAGTCGCTACGCCGTCGTGCGGTGTTTGGATAGAAAGCTCTGTAACGCTGGCGATACCAGTAAAGAATGTTTTATCTGGATATTCAAATTTGATGTGTACATTGTCGCCGTTCAAGAATGCTTTTTCTAAGAGTTTCAAACTTTCCTCTTTAGGCATAAGCAAAGTTTCAATCGCAAAACTCCATTCTTTAAGGCCTGCAATAGTAGATTTCCAACCACCAGAGCCTTTATGGCTTGCGTCGATAGAGTCAGCCTTACGAGATAAGTCGCCAGAGCGTTGGCCGCCTAACAATAGCCATTTAGCGCCTGTTGTTTCGTTTGTGCCTGTGTTCAAATATAATAGGTAGTTCTTGCCTGCTGTAGGCATATCTACGGCCGCTGGTTTATATAATGCTGTTTCTGCCATTAATAAATACCTCCCTTAGTATTTAAATTTTCTTTTAAATCGTACAGCTTGGCCTCAAATCGGTATTGAGTACCAATAAAGGGCCTCATACTGTCGTGATCATCTGTTTTATTTGTGCAGCGAATATCGATAATCTGATAGCCGCTATCTTGTAATACGCAAAATTCCTCATTAAGTGCGCCGCAAGCCTCACGAAAAGCAATAATAACCCTCTCGACTTGGCTCTCTAATGCGGCAATCTGCTCATAAGCTACATCGAACTCATGACTATCTGATTTAGTCCAACACTCGATATAAAACTCTTGTTTGAGCATGTTATGCACGTTTTCATCGGCAGGCGTTGCCTCGCCTCGTCCTAGCATTACCATTCCGAGAGAGTCTACTCCAGCCGTTTGAGGTGCTAAAAAACCGAGCTTAATTTGTCCATTAAACTCGGCTTTCTCTAGTGCGTATTTAATTTTATTCAATAACTCGAGCCACATATTAGCCACCTCTATATAAAGATATATTTCTATATCCTGCGTACTTAGTAGGCTGCCCTGTGAGCTGTTCCGCTGTGATTTGTGCCTCTAATACCGCTATTCTATCGTTGATATACTTTAGTTTCTTAGAGTAATAATCACCATCTGAACCATTACGGCTATATTGGCCAATCAGAGAGGCGGCTTTATTCATGCAAGTTTCTCGATAACAGTAGAGTGTTACGAGTTCATCTGCAACAAAAGAGCGGATGACATCGCTCTCTTGCACGCCCAACTTTTTAGCCAATACATACAGCCAGCTTTCTGCTTTCTTTAAGGTGTGTTCTAGCACGTTGGGGCCTAGTAGCTCATCATCGAATACCATATCTTGAAATTCGTATAACATTTATGTAACCCCTTACAGTTTAATGTGCAGCTCTGTACGCTTGACGCCTAGCTCTACGTTACGAGCAATCTCGCCGAGCGATACATTGACAGCTTTCGAGAAAATATCATGAACAGCCTCACGGCTATTATCGAGAGCCTCATATAAAAATTGGTCTGGCTTAGTGCCTCTATGAAAAACACGTTTAGCGAATACAAAGCCATTACCACCGCTAGGCACCCAGCGCAACGCCTGCTTTTTTTTTGGAAAAATATAGTGCGCTCGTGTTCCCTCATGTACGAATGGCCCATAGTATGCTACATCATTGTCGATATATACCTCTGCTGTCTTATCGCCAATCATACGCACATCTATAGCTCTTTCGAGTTGGCCGCTCTTAGAGGTGAACCTGTGAGTGCGTTGCGCTTCCTCTTGCACCTCTCGAGCGCTGGCTCTGATTGCTTGCCTTAGCCGCTTTTCAAATACCTCTCTAGCGTTCATAGTTATTCTTCGGCTGCTTTAGTCGCCTTTTTCTTAGGTTTAGCTGCAGCCGCCTCGCTGTCATTGTCTGTTGCAGGCTCTAATACAAAGCCCTCATCGAGCCATAGCTCGAGAGTATAGTCATCGTCTGTATATCGAACCTCATTCAGTCGGATAAGTCTATATTTCCCCATGCTTTACCCCCTAATTAAGCGCCAAAGTTAGCCCATACAGTAGCTAGGCGGTTTTTTGGTACCCATACATCATGGAATTTACGGTAATCAATACCCCAAGCATTAGCTTGTTGGTTAATTGTTGGATCAAAGATACGCATTGTATCAGTTTTAGATACTGCAATAGCCGCACGTTTAGACATAATAATCCAGTTAATAGCTTTTGCTGCTGTATCAGCTTTAAAGCCGCCTTTTTCTTGGCCTGCAGTTTTGCCGTCATTGAATGTGTATTGAGATTTCATACGAGCGCTAGGCACAGCGATAATAGGAATACCGTTATAAGTGCGTACACGAGTATTGTATGCGCCATGTTCAAAGTCGCCTACATCAAGCAAGCCTTTAGCGCCTGCTGCACTATTCAAGATAGATTGAACTCTAGTGCTCATTACGATTACTAAGTCGCCTGTTTCACCTACTAAGTCCTCGATTTCTACAATTTCTTTATTAAGCTGTGCGATGATGTTCGCCTCGCTTGGTGTAAAAGCGTCTGTTTTACGGTTGCCTTGTTTAGCAAGAGCAGCAATTTTAGAGTAGCGGTAAGCGTCTACCTCTGGAATTACTTGCTCTAATTGGAATGTAGACATAACATTTGTGCCTGTTGCCAAGAAGTTGCTTTCATCCACTTCCATAGCGTCAAGAGAGAATTTACGGCCACGGTCTTGCGTAAGTTTAAAATCTTCGTAAGTCAAAGATACAGCACCACGATTATAGCCGTTATCACGATCATAATTCGCCAAGCCGTCAACGGAAAGAGTAGGAATTTTAACAGTATCGCCGCCGTTATATTTAACCTCGCCAGCGTTTACCTCCATAAAGCCAGATGTAGCACCTACTAGCATTTGTTGGTCTAGTACTGTTTGGAAATTTTGAGCCATAGTTAAAGTGTTAATTGCCATTGATTATTACCTCATTTCGTAATCAAATAATTAAGCCTCGCTAGGTGGTTTTATCCCTGCGATTTTGTACATTTCCGCTAATTGGCTGTTGCCGTCATTCGCATTACCAGCGCCTGCACCGCTGCCGCCATTTTGCGTAGTTTTTACTGCGTAAGGCTTATCAGCTAAAAATGCTGTAGCGCATTCCTCGATAGTGCCGATTGTGCCGTCCTCTTTAGTCCAGCCATAAGAGCCGTCCTGCTGTACTGTAATCTGTCCAGCTATGAGCTTGCTGAATGTTTCGGCGTCTGTACAATTAGCTTTTGTTAGCGCTGCGATTGTTTGAGCGCTGATTTCGGAATTGGTACGCTTTTCAATCTCGGCTTGGCGAGCTGCCTCTGCTTGCTCGTACTTATCTGTAAGGCCTTTAATTTGTTTCTCCAAAGCCATGATTTCTGGGCTTTTTTCGCCTTTGTGAGCCTCGTATTCGTCAACCTTACCTTTTAACTCATCACGTGCTGTAGTTAATTCGGTGATTTGTTTCTCGAATTTGAGTCTGTCGGCTTTTGCGCCCTCGTTAATACGAGAGATTTCGGTTTTAAAGCCCTCGATAAGTTCCTTACCACCCTCGAGATTTTCAAGTTTTGTGTACAATTCTGCTAAAGTCATGAGTCTTTCTCCTTTTCGTCATGAATTTCGCTATCTTTCGGCTCCCCTAATCAATAGCAATATAAAAGGCCCATGCATTCACTTGCATAGGCCTGTAGGTCTAAATTATGTATTTTCCTTTGGTTCTCTAGGCTCGAATGTTTCACCATTCCAGCCCCTTGCGTAGTCTTTCCAGTTAGCTTTACCGCTTGCAACCTCTTTACTGCCGCTTATGCCGAGCAATTTTTCTCTATGATCACGAGAAATCGACTCTATATATTGCTTGCCGCCCTCGTCTGTATTGTCTTTTGCTTTGGTTATATCAACCTCAAAATCAAATACAGGCGATACTCTACACATGCAATGCGGATGAGCTGGCAGCGTTGGGAATTTATCTTTTGGATAAACGCCCTTACCTAAGCCGTATAAATCGGCATTAGCGTAAAAGTCGCATATATCATACCGAGGATGTCTACTTGATAGCACCCATTTGAGAGCTACTACATCCTCATCGTCTTTATAGCGTAGCATTTGGCCGTCTGCGTATGCTCGAGCTGTTTCCGTTCTAGCTATTCGTTCGGCGTTGTATCGTGCCTTTTCCTGCACCGCTACAGTAACAGCCCTCGAAAGGTCTATAGCGTTGCCCTCATCTACTGCTTGTATTAGCTCAGAATAGGCAGCTCGTAGGCTCGGCGTTGTATTCTGCCTTACTTGCCGCTCTGTGCGTCTAATTACACGCTTAAAGTGAGCAAGCTCCTCATCATTGAGTGATTGAGGCGGCTTTAAGGTTCTAAGCCGTTCTATATGCTTTGGTAGCTTATCAGTAGCGATAACGCCACCCTTGCCATAGCCCTCGAATATAGAGCGAGCTATCTCACGAGTGCTTTTACCACGTTTCAGAGATTGTTTTATAACCTCTGCTGTTTCACGTTGTACCTTGCGAGCATTACGATGTAGCCGTTTAGATAGCTTTAAGCCGTCGCTCGCCCAAGCTGCTTGCATAGCCTCACTAATTGATTGAGTTGTGTAATTAAAAGGCCTGTGTCCTGCCACCGAGAGCGGTGTAAGTACACTATGATAGGCCTTATTGAAATTTTCCACCATATCAGCCGTAAGAGGGGCCTCTAGCATTTCCATAATAGGATAAGACTTATAAGCGATTTTAACGGCCTTATCGGCTGAATATCCAAGCGCTACTAATTCACGCACCATGCTCTCGAATTTCTCGAGAATATCATCAAGCGTTTGGCTCGTCTGTTTCATCGTCTACGCCCTCATCGCTATAGGCTTTGTTTTGAGCTACCTCATCGGCTGCCGCTTGTGCCTCTTTAACGATCATATCTTTAGTATCGATTTCAAGGTTAGGCATATAAGCGTCAATTACTTTCTTTAAGATTTCATTGTCGAAAGTATCAGATTTAAAATCGAGGTCTTTCGCTTGCTGTGCCTGTGTAAGGCTTTCTGTTACATCATTCACTTTGAAATCACGAGGATAATCGCAGCTGTACTCGATATTATCGCCGCTCCATAGTCGATAGAGCTCGATAATATCATACTCTGCATTCTCACAGCGTACTGCAAAGGCTGCGAGATTTTGATTAGTACGCTCAAAATCCCATTGTTTAGCCACGCCACTCTTGGCTTGCTGTACGCCGATAACGCTATCAATACCGCTCATGCGATACATTTCATTGATGAGCTTATCGATTTGAGCCATAAGTACCTCGGCTGGGCCTTTATCTGGTGCAATAAAGCTCGGTGCCTTACCTGCCTCTGCTGGATATGCGAGCAAGTTATCAGTACCGATAGTTACATCTTGCAAGCCGTTATTATCGACTGGCATAGTTAAGATAGAGAATGTTTGATTATAAAGAATTTGAGATAGCAAAGAGCATAGGTTATATACATGGGCGTTAGTCTTGGCGATACTTAAATACTCTGGCGGTGGTAGAATATCACGCTTGCGTGCTGCTCTACCGAACCATTGAACAATAGGAATGCGGCCGATATTATGCTCACCTTTGCCGATTACTTTATTGTCTTTGTCTGTGATAGCCCATTCTGTAGGCGTCCATGTGTGATAGTGTGTTTTGATTGAGCTGTCGGCGTTCTTTAAATAGCTTGCATACGTAAATAATTTGAGCTTGCCGTTATCATCGAACTCATAATTCACTACGTTTTTAGGCTCGACTGCTGTCAAGTAAGGCATAGAACGATTGGCCAATGTATCAGCCAACGAATTGCCGAACTCGCTCACGTTATCCACTACGATATACATAACGCCATAGAGCTTGGCTGCAATAGCATTTTGCTCTATGAACTCCTGCAGCGTAGTGCCTTGTCTATCTACATCATTAATGAACTCATCGAATAATACAGATTTTCCATATTCTCGCTTGATTTCGTCTTTAAAGATTGGATCTACAGAGGCATTTAAGATAGGCCCTGTATAGTTTAAGTAATATGCTATCTTTCTTCTGAAATTGATTGACTGCTCACTCTCTCGAGCGTGCGCTGTAACTGCTGCGCCACTTGCGAACATACCGCTACCATAGTATGCGTCATGTAGTAGCTCATACTCCTCTAATCGAGGGTTATTATAAGTTGTTGCCATGTTACCCCTTTTCTAATTGATATTAATTCTACCGCTGCGAACTTGCGGCGCATTGATTTTCTCTGCTATGCCTGTGAGTGCGTCTGGTGCGTCGTCATGTGCATTCTTGCCCTCTCGCTGGTACTTTGTTACATCTGCAGCGAATTGAGGCCACCTATCACGCCAATTCTTAGGCATATATACATGGTTCATAACCCATGTCGCATTTGACTGAATACGTGCTATTTTATTGCCGCTTTGATGAAATGCGTTAATCGTGCATTTATTCGAGTTGTATTTCTGTTTGAGGATGTTCTGCACATTACGGCTAACCCCTCGGCCGCCGTTATTGCTTTCTATATCGGCCACATTTACGCCGTTTCGGTGTAGCATATCGGCTACCGCTGGCTCTGTGGTTTCCATAGCGTCTTTGGTGTATACCACATCAAGCACATAGGCCTCATTGTCATATACGCCGTATACGATACTAGCCAAGTAGTCGCTGCCAGTATCGGCGGTATCTGTATAGTTTTTTATACAAGAAAATAACACGTTACCTTTATCATCTGTTGGCAACGTGTCATATGTAAGTATTTGACTGTAAAGGCAACCCTTTAAGTCAATCGGTATTTGTTGATAGTTGGCGCTGGCAATATCCTCACCCATAGCTCGCACCTTAGACAAGTAAGAGGCTTTAGATAGCACCTCATCGCACAGCATAGAGCCGTCGTCTTGCAAGGCTTTCATAGTGATTACTTTGGCCTTGAATAGAGTATCATCCTTAAAATGCTCTATTGCCCTGCCTGCTAAATCATCGCTTGCCCAGCGTGTCATGATTATAATAATCTTGCCGCCCTCCTCGAGCCGTGAGAGCATGGTATTCGTAAACCATTCCCAATGTTTCTCTTTCACGCTGGCATTATAGGCCTCTTCGCTGTTTTTGATAATATCGTCAATGATCATAAGCGAACAGCCAAAGCCTGTAGCTGTACCAGTTGGCGAGGTTGCAAGATATGAGTTAGTATATCCCTCCAAACTCCATAAGTGAGCCTGTGCGTCGCCTACAGCAACGCTTACAGCAGGGAATACATCAGAGAATACAGTTATATCCTCATCGGCCTTGCTTTCTTGTATAGCATTTCTTACCGATTTACTAAACATTTTCGAGAGCGTTTCATTGTATGAGCCAGTCATTACCTTAGCCGCTGGGTTATTACCAAATAACCATTGTACAAATAGCTGCGCAGTACGGCTCTTACCATGCCGAGGCTATGGGGGCAGGTTCATAATAAGCACGTTATAATTATCATCCTTGATAAAGTTCTCTAGCTCGTTGCATAAGTTGACTAAGTACTTACGGCTTTTTTTGTAAAAGTCGCCTGCTTTTTGGTTGCAGTAATAGAAAAACTCACGCCTTGCGAGTTCTAGCTTTGCCAGCTGAATGATTTTCTGTTTGTTATCTCGAACCTGCACACCCTCACCCCCTTTTCATGACTGTATACAGATTGAGCTTATTCCTCATCAATGAGCTTTTTAATATCAGCCGTATCTATTCCCTCGAATGGGTTTTTCACCTCTACGGCTGCGTCGATATTCTTAGTATCTCGCCATTTAGCTGGCTGTCTGTTTTTGAGCCAGAATATTAATGATGTAGAGTTCGGCGCCACGTCTTTAGTAGTACGCTTAACCTCTACTATCTCGCTTTCGCCTGTTTCTGGGTTATAAATACGCTCTTTTACTACCTCATCGAACTTATAGCCCATAGCACTTTTAAGCAGCGCATTCTCAACTAATATATCCACTACCTCTTTGCCTCTTTTTACGGCGTCTGAGAAATCTTTATATTTAGCTTTCCAAGCGTAATATGTAGACTTGTTAATGCCGATATTATGCGCTATCTGCTCATCTGTGAGGCCGTCTCGTGCCCAGCCCTCGAGCTTTATTAAATTGTCTGGCTCTAGCCATGTTTCGTATTTAGGCGTACGGCCTAGCCTTTTCTTTTTCTTTGGCTCTGTCTTTTTTGTTTTTGCTGCCACGATCTCACCTCTTTTTTATGCGTAAATACAAAAACACCTCGAACAGAGTACCCTAATCTCTGCCGAGGTGTTCTTGCGTTGTCAGTATGTCTATAAGAAAGGAGGATAAAATGAAACGTAAACTTAATAGTTCAAGCACCTTTTACCAATATCATAATACCACACTCTAATAGTGCTGAATATGACAGCTTTTTGACATTTTATAGAGCGTAAGCCCCAAATAAATAGATACTCAAATCATCTATCCCTTTATCGAGCCACCTATAGACATTTCGCTCTACTGTATTATGCTTTTCTGCAATTTCTGCGATTGTTAAATCGTTGATATATCTATCAATCACGCACTCACAATAATGCTTGCCGTTGTTAATGCAGTTAGTTCGGTATACATCGAGCATTTTATCTATATGCTCAATGATAAGCTCGGTACGCCGTTTACTAGCTAGAATGGTTTCAATCTGCAACAGTCCTCTACGATTAAACACCTCATACAATACTGTTTGTAAGTCGCTAGGTGTGAGCGTATCCTCTGCCTTTGCAATAGCACTCTGACAATGGGCTTTCATGGCTGTGTAGCCCTCGAGTAGCGTTGTAGTGTTCTTATAAGCCCTTTCGTTTTTCTTGGCGAGCATATCCTCATTACGCCGATTAAATTCGGTTAAGGCTGTTTGTGCTGCTGTTTCTGCTGCAATCTTTACTATAGCCTCTACCTCTGACTCGGTGAAAGTACACCCCTTACATTTCATTCAATCACCCCCAAATATAACGCACGCCAGCAGCTAACAATAAAAGCATGCCTAATGCAATTAGAACACTAAACACGATAGAGCTTATGAATACTACCCATGTAATAAGGTTAAGGCGTTTCTCGTGATCATTGTTATATTGACTTTCCAATCTTTACCGCCTTTCCATTCACTACCTTGTAAATAATTTCATCCTCAAAATATACGCCGTTTGGTATGCGATTATTTCTTATGAGCCACTGTCTGATGAGTTTATCGAGAGCAGCGTCAAACTCCTCTATCTCATCTGCGCTTAAAGCGTCAAGCGTTCCGTAGTCTACAATATCGTCTCTTAATTGCTCGTCTATTTCGTCGATTAAATAATCAGCCATTCCATTAGTCTGAGGCCACCATTGAGAGCAAGGCACTAGATAAAATATATCCTTTCCACATCGTTGAGCTTCCTTTATACCTGCCTCTATTGCTGCTTTGTAGCTGTGTATTTCATCCTCTCGAGTCCATACGTAATGGCCGCTCTCGAGAGTAACGATATAATTATTATTTTTCATCGTCGCCACCTGCTAGTATTACTTTATTAGGGGGTGCGCTTTTTCTTCCCACATCGCTCCAACTGGTGCGGCCGTCTCTGTAGTAGTACACCTCTCCATTATCAAAGGTTGCAAAATGTCTATTTATAACTACACCATTTCCCCTTTGCACTTTTATAGGCGTATCCACAGCCACCTTACTCCAATCAAAAACGCCGAGATACTTGCCAATATCGAGATAATCTGGCTCATTAAAATCTGGTATCAAATCACTCAATACATCAATTCGCTCAAAACTGCCGTCAATATATGTATGATTATTTTGAGTTCTCGGCTGCTGTTTTACGGCTATATATCCACCTATGCCGCCAGCATGAAAAATGTATTTAAACCCTCTATCATATAATTTTTGTAATAGCCAGTTACGGCCCTCTTTATCGTTCATGTTATCCCCTCACTACTACCTTTAACCGCTTACCGATTTTAAAGCTGTTATCGGTTAATTTAATCTTACTATCCAATAATCTAAGGTCGATTATGTCCATAACCTCGAGCACCTTATAACCTAAGCTATCTTTAACCTTAATGAATACTCTATAAGGCTTGTTTTTAGCAATTTTTCGAGCATAATTTAAAGCTACATCGAGCTCTTTGTTAGTGATCCAATCGGCACACTTTAAAATTAAGCTAACCCCTTTCGGATATTGATGTATCTCAAACTCATCAAAGCCGTGTTTCTTTAACTCTCCTATGCTACATAACATTAGCACTCACCTCTTTATCTATTAGTTTATGCAGTTCACCTTTAACGTACGTTCTTGTATCTTCGATATATGCCTCTAGTGCGTTGCTTTTTAAAATTTCAGCGTCGCATATGCTGCCTAAATCAACTTTTGCGCCACCATTTTTATAGCGCCAGATGAACCCATATATCATAGTAGCTGCTAAAACGCTTTCTCTTTGCTCTATAATAGGAATGATTATATCGTTACCGATAACAACGGTTAAAGCCATTTGTAGCTGTTGTAGGTTTAATGCGTGTTCATAGTTAATCATGCTTACACCTTACTTTTTCATATCTGCGATTACGAATGACGCCAAAGATACTATAAACGTACCGAGGAATGCGAATAACACTCTCAATACATCGCCACCAGTTACGCCAAATAGTCCAACTAACCAAAGTACTAAGGCAATCGAGAGCGCAACGCTCTCAATTTTCATGATAAAAATAGATACTATAAATATGGTTTTTAAAAGTGATTTCATATATTAACCTCATTTCGTTTGTTGTATTTCAACCTTTCCAATTTAACGCCTGCATTTAAAAGCCGTTTTCTCACCGCACAGAATGACGCTCCGCACCTTTCTGCGATTGCTCTTAGAGGTAAACCCTCATTTCGTAATCGAATTAATTCGTTTACATCAATATCGGTACGGCTTAACCGTCTTTTGTGTGGCTTTCTTAGTCCTAGCTCTTTTAATGCCTCATCTGGGCTTTTACGGCCGTATATACAAGCGCCAAGAGCGAACCAGTTGCCAGCATATACTAATTTCATGTTTAAACTCCATTTTCTACACTCATAATATGCTTTCCGATTTCCTCTACAACGTTTACAGTAACAGCATTACCAGCTTGCTTATATAGTTGGCTATTACTATTTACAGCCGCTGCTTTATCGAATTGCTCATCTGTAAAACCTTGTAAGCGCCAGCACTCTTTAGGTGTGAGTTTTCTGATAGAGATTTCTTTACAGCCGCTTTCAACCTCTTTATTTATTAGTACGCCGTGGCGGTCTTGATTTGTAAGTGTAAAAGCTGGCTCGCCATTTTCTTTTAATCGGCGGCCGTTTTGCCGCTTTTCCTCTCTATCTGGTGTTAAGCAAGCTATTGCACTCAAAATTTTAGGCTCACGATCACCGCCGCCACATGTATTTATAGTTGGTGCTATGCCCCTCGTAGAATATACCCGCCCTGTTTGAGGATTTCCGCCAAAACTGCTGGTTTCCCGCAGATTACCGACTTGCTTAATAATCGCTGAACTTTCTCTTTTGGTAGGTAAAAGTCCTCTGGCACATCGCTCTCCAATACATCCAACAATGTAGACTCGCTCTCTATTTTGAGGGACTCCATAATCTTTGGAATTATACACTTTCCACTCGATACTGTACCCTCTTTCGGCCATTTCACTGATAACGTTGAGGAACCCGCCCCCCCCATCGATTGATAGCAAATTCTTAACGTTTTCACACACAAGCCATTTGGGTTTATTTTCTTTACACTCATCTAATAACCTCATAATTTCATAAAATAAGCCGCTGCGAGTACCCTGTTTTATCCCTTTTTGTTTCCCTGCGATACTCACATCTTGGCAAGGAAAGCCAAAAGTCCATAAATCAGCCTTTGGCAATTCCCAGCCTCTAACTTTTGTTACATCATTTCCGAACCATAAACTCGCTGTATCATACATGGCTTTATATGAGGCCTGTGCGAATTTATCAAACTCACACCAACCTACACACTCCATACCTGCCTTTTCTAAGCCAGAATGAAAGCCACCTATGCCGCTGAAAAAATCTATAAATTTCATATGTTCCCCTCTATTGCCATGCACGCACAGGCTTATTAGCTCTGCGGCGAATGCGCATATTGCTATCTTTTACATATCCAATCACATCGCCTTTATGCTCTCTAGCCTCACGATAGGCCAATAATATTTGAGTAAATTCTGTGTACGGCTTGCATGTACTATGACAGCCTACATATCGCTCTGTACAATTCTTACATGGTGATTTTGACATAATACACACTCCCTATAGCTGCTCAATTCTATCTAGTAATTCGTATACCTCATTACTTGTTAAGTAGCCGATTACATCATCCGTGATCGGTGTATCATAACAAAGCTCGCCATGTTTTAATACAGCCAACTCATAAGGCTGCCCCTCATTACAATAAGCAATACCGCCAGTAATTACAGAGGCGCCATATCCGTTATCAAATTCAAATTTCCATTGTTCGCCGTCCAGACGTGGCGTATTGCTCACTAGCCCATTATGTGCTTGAAAATCTTTGTATTCTTCCATTTTTTAACACCCTTTCTTATTTTCCAGTGCTCCCAAAACCGCCAACCCCTCGGCTGGTTTCGCTTAATTCCTCTACCTCTTGAATTTGAACGCTAGGCACAGGTACAATCACGCCTTGCACTAATCGCTCGCCTGCCTCTGCCGTCCATGTGAGGTGGTGTGTATTTTGTAGTAACGCACATACCTCGCCTCTGTAGTCGCTATCAATTACGCCTACACTATTTGGCATACGTAACGGCGTTGTCCATGTGCTACTGCGTGGAATGAGTAGCATTACATACCCCTCTGGAATTTCCACAGCTACGCCGAGCGGTACTTTTTTAGAGAAATTTGGCTCAAATCGTACTGGCTGCGGTAGGTAAAAGTCCATACCAGCAGCGCCCTGCGTTCCTTGCTTTGGTAATTCTACGTTTTTATTTAGTTTCTTGATTTTTATATCTAGCATTTTCAGCTCTCCTCTTGCTCATTTTCTCGTTTCTATGAATTGCACCCAATTTACAGCCGCACGATCTACTGCATGTGGTGCGTGTTTTTTGATACTTGCCTTTCTCAAACACCTTGCCACATATAACACATACAGCGTGTTTCTTTTGCTGCTTTTTAAGTGCTTTATGGTACGCTCTAGGCGTTGCTGCGCAATCGTGCATAGTGTCCTCATTCCACACATTTAGGTGTGCTAGGAATTGCGGTATTTTATTTTTAAAGCGCTCGCTTAGTCTGTTATTGCAGTATTCGCTCATGATGTACCTCGTTAATTCCTTGAATTTCCTCGATGATAGCCGCTTTTGCCTCATCAAATAGCTCTGTATCGTTTCCAGCTACAATATGCAGCGCTTGCTCTACCACATCGCAGGCAAAGGATAAAAGCTCTACGGTGTTACATTCCTCTGCTGTGAGTGAAAAGTGCTTGCCGTCATATTCTGCTTTGATGTTTCTATTCATTAGCACCTCGCTAGTCTTGAATTACTAATTTGTCAATTTCAAGCTCTATGCAATCAACGTATACATCGAGCGTGTTGGGTACTTTTCCGCAGTCAATCGTGATTTGATCATTGATAGTTTTTAAAACTTGCTCTTTTAAGTCCTCGGCATGAGCCTCACTATGAGCGTTGAGGTAAATATCAAGGCCGATAGTACCTATTAGCTGTAATCTATATTCTTTTTCGTTCTCATTCATGGTGTGTGATGTCCTTTCTTAATGAGCTTTCTGTATTCTTTGTATGAGATAGAGGTAGGGGCTTTTGGTTTAGCCTTAGCCCCTGCCGTGGCAACTCTTTGGCTTTTCGCTCGTTTCGTGGTGTCGCACTTTCGAGCTTTAGCCTTGACATATTCCTCGCATAATACGCTGTTCTCGGTAATTTGATGTATTATAATCTCGACTCTAGGATTATTTTTATCGAGCCCAGCGATCATTGAGCCGTCATAATTGACGATGTATTTATCATCATCAATCACGCCAGCGGCTTGCAATATGTCGCTGGTTGCTTGCAATAGGCCAACCAAATCTGGCCAGCTTTTGCGGTCTTGTAAATAATAGCGGCACAGTACCGATACTGGGCCATGAACAGCCTGCACTCGAGCCAGCTGCATGAGAGCAACTTTCTCATACACTTTGTATGCTTTTGATGGTAATAATACATGCCTATTGTTTATGAGCGCTATTCGGCTGCTATTCTTTTTCGTTCTTGGTTGGCCCTGTATTACAAGTTTCACGTTTACACCTCTATATCTTTTAATTTATTTTCTAATTCTATGTACTAAATTTCGTTATTTTGCCCCCTCTAACTATTCTCTCGATAATTCTATCGTGAGAATTTTTAACTCGCCTTATAGAGCGTTTAAATCGATTTTTCGCTTACCTCTGCGAGCAATTTCTCAATCATAAGCCTTACGTCATCAATAGTTACACTCGTTTCTTGCTTTAACATATATAAGCAAGTATCTAGCCCAAGCCTAATGACCGCTATATATTCCGCTTTTTCTAAATCTGATAATTTAGAGTTCATGATCATCATAGTGCCAGCGGCCATAATTACACTTGCAATCTCTTTCACGTCTTTAAAATCGTCACTATGTTTAATATGTAGTACGCCGTTATCCAGTACTTTAATTTTTACTTTTTTCATTTTTGCCCCCTGTGAGAGGCGCCCATAAATATCGCCTCTTGATATTCGCCTCTCAATCTGTCATATATGCGCTGGCTGTAATGGTCTTTAGTCCAGCCCTCGCTATAGTTAGTTGTGAGGATAATCGGCCGCATTCTGTTGTAGCGGTCGATGATAATGCCCTCGACTTTCGCAGCTACCCATTCAGATTTTGAGTATTCTGCCCCAAAATCATCGAGCAGCAAGAGCGGTATATTCCGCAGCTTTTGCTCGTAGTTAAGGAATGCCACGCTATCGCCTTTGGATAAGGTGAGCATATTGTCTAATAGATTTGGCATTGAGATCATTAAGCACCCTTTGCCAATCTTTAACGCCTCTTTTAGTAGGCATACACCTAGAGAGGTTTTCCCTGTACCAGCTGGGCCCCTTAATATGAGGCCCTTTCCTGTGTTTAAATTCTCCTCTAGGTTCTGCCTGTAGGTATTCACTATGCGATACGCCTCGGCGTTTTCCTTTGGAAAGCTGCCGTTTTCCTTTAACCGTGTAAAGCTCATATCGTAGTAGCGTTTAGGAATACCAGCCAAGCTATATGTATTGTTTACGTTATTCTGAATGATGACAGGCTTATTATAGATAGGCTTGTAAAATTCATAATCAGCCTTTGCCGTGAACTCTTTCGTGCTCTGCTTGCCAGTCGACATCCTCGTCTTTAGTTTTTCGATTTCCGCTGTTACGTCTATTTGTTTCATTTTCTAACCTTTGATTTTTCAATATCCCCTCTACATATCGAACACTCGACTTACCTCGCTCTTTTGCAATATTCACAGCCTCGCTCGTAGCTTGTAAGCCGTATTCGTTCACCAAATCGTCAAGTACACCTTTCACGAATGGAGAGAAAGGCCCAAAGTGTTTAGCCCATAGATCATAGATTTCTAAATTTAAAACAGATGAGGAGTTTTTCTCCTCTATCTCTTTTTCTCTAGTTGTAGATATTGTTATATCTCTTTCTCTATCTCTGTGTTCTATCTCTTTATATAACTCTTTCTCTTTCTCTATCTCTACGTTACAGAATTGTTTCACTTGCGTTACATCGGTGTTACATTGTAACGCTTTTTGACGCTCTCGGTGCTTGCGAACCCTTGCAGCGCCTGCGGTTTCGCACCCTGTACTATCTTTCGTGTCTGGTAAGTAATATTCATCCTCTGAACGCATTTCGAGCAAACCACTATTTAAGAGATATGTAACAGTGATTTGTACATTTTCCTCGCTTTCGTCGAGATCAAGAGCCAGCTCAGAGGAGAAATTCTCCTCTAGGCCGTCAAAATAGAGTTTTCCCTCGCTCATAATTGAGCGTAAGAGCATTTTTAAATAAATAATTGTGTAGGTGTCGCCGCCTGCGATTTTCCTCAAACGTTTTATTTCTTTGCGTTGGAAAAAATCTTTATGCAGCTTTAACCAAAAGTATCTTTTCGGTGTGGTCATTTTTCCCTTTCTATTTAATTGGTGCGAATGTAATCACATCCCTATCCCCTGTATGTCGATATATCCCAATTTGTAGGCCGTAGTCTAAAATGCTTTTTACTGTGTTGGCTAATACCCCTGTTGCCTTTTCGGTTCTCACCATAAAAGTAGGCGTATAAGGAATATCACTAACTTTAAGAGCTGCGATATAATCTCTTACTTTCACCCAGTCGCTACCGAATTGAGCGAGCATTTTATCGTTATTCATGGCCTACTACCTCGCCAGTGTTAGCGTCGATAATCTCGCCTGCTACGTTGTAAGTATCTCCGCTCGGCTCGTTTACAGTTTCCTCATATTCGGCGTCGATAGTTTCGCCGTCAAAGTTTACATCAAAATCGCCGTCTTTATTCATGCTAATAACGCCGCCGTCATTAGAGAGTGCTTGGCTCATTTGAACACTTTCAATGCTTAAAGGGCCATATTTGGAAAGTAGGCGTTTTAACACAGTCTTTTCGGCCATAGTATTGAAATCTGCAAGGCCCCATTTTTCCGTGCCTCCGCTGTAGCTCTTGCTATATTTCTTGGCGTGTGCGATCATTTCATCAAGTTCCATGAATAGCATTTTCTCAAAGCCATTAGTCAAGCGGAAATAAGCCAGATAACCGATAACTTTATCGCCTGTGCGTTCGCCGAATTTAAATTTATCAAGTAAGCGGTTTTCGTACTCGAGCTCGCCCTCGTACACTGTTTTAGATCCAATGTCTACATATTGGCCAGTACGTTGGGCTAATTGTATATAGCCCTTATAACCCAACTGAAATTGAGCCTCGCCACCATAAGGCACGATATACGCAAAGCCTAAGCTCTGATTAATTGGCAAGTCTAACATAGCCGCCTGCGCTGCTGCACCAATTACTGTGGCTGGGTTAGCTTTAGCGAGTAGCTTGTTATTGTTTGTTACTGCGATAATGCTACTCATAAAGCCAGCGGCTTTCTTTCCGAGCATTTCATTGAATTTGTTTTTATAAGCTGGCATTTCTAACATGCCTTTTAGAGTTTTAGCCTCTTTTTGAGCTACGATGTTATTCTTTTTTAGTTCAATACCTGTTGTGGTCGCCATTTTTATTTATCCTCGCTTTCTGGGAATGCGTCGCCTTTAATGCCTGCGATATATGCTTTTAGAGATATGATTTCAGCTTTTAATGTATTTACCTTGTCTTTGTAGTTATCAACTGTATAGCCTTGATATCTTAAATCGTCTTGTAATTTAGCTTTTTCTTCTTTCAATCTTGCAATTTCAGTAAGTAAATGCTTTCTTTTCGGTTTTTGTTCTACCGTTTCGATTTCTTTATTTTCTGTGTTTTCCATTATTTTTTATCCCCTATTACCAATAATTTATTTTCAAAGTCGATATATACAGCCTTAACCTCTGCCGTATATTTAGCGATATTTACAGGTGTTTCAATATGCACATCAAAATCATAAGGAACAGCCTCGAGCAGTTTTCGTAAATCATGAGTTTTCATTATTTCACCTCAAATCTACGGCTAGGCTCACCCTGTTTAATGTAATTTGTATACATTTCTGGGTGATCGCTCTTAAATCTCTTACTATCAAAAGTCTCTCTAGGCTTGCTTGATTTCCAGCTCACATAATGCTCACCACATGAGCCTTTTTCGTTTTCACCTAGAGCGTCTTTCAATAGATTTTCAATGCCTCGCTTTTTACTCTCTAGCTCTGCGAGTTGCTCTTTTAACTCGAGATAATCAACAATGACATTGTTATATTGAGCTGATAGCTCTACCACCTTGCCGTTGCTTTGCCGATAGATTTTCTTAAGTGCCTCGCTGCATGCCTTGCTATCGTCTGGCGCTGGCATGGTTTTAGTTTCTACTAAGTGCCAAAATTCCGCCCCAGTATCAATAATTGCTTGGATAATTTCCTCGTTTCGTGGCACCTCTTTATAAACAAAGGTATTACCGCCTACGAGGCAGGCTATCCACCAGCTACTACGGCCAGTAACAGCCATATAATGCTGGCACTGGATATAATAAGCGTCTGGCACATTGTCGCCTTGCCACTCATCGGCCTTGAATGCGTTCGCAGTTTTGCATTCAAGCCCTGCGTCTTGTCCTACGATTTCCCTGTCAATGTTAGCAAGCAAGTAAGGATATTCCTCACTCTGTAATGTGAAATTGTTATTGCGTACCTTGTACCCTGTACGCTTTGCGAACTCTTGTGCCACAATGTCCTCGAGGATAGTGCCCCAGTACATGGGTTCACTCTCCTGCTCTTCTACTGTGTCGCTGGTTTTGTCGAGCCACACATCGAGAGGGCTGCGCCATTGATTGACGCCTAGTACGGCGCTCATATCAGAGCCACCAAGCCCTAGCTTGCGAACCTTTAGCCATTCTTCTCGAGTGGCGTTTTTGCTGTCAAAAATCTTTTTGAATGTCATGTGTAATGTTCCTTTCTTTGACTTTTAACGATAATTAATATAAAATTATGTTGTGTGATGTTCCTTTTTAAGGAGCTTTGAGCTATTCGCCTTTGGTGAATGGCTCTTTTTTTATGCCAGAATACAGATCATTAAGTAGATACTGTATAGGACGGCTAGAAATGAGCTTGTCATACATAACGCTGCTAATACCTCTATTACCATTTGAGAACCTCACCAGTGCACCACCAATAACCGATTTCAAAGAAAAACCAAAGCATGCCAGCCGTGAATAGTAATAATTGCCAGTCTTTCGGCTCCTCGTTTCTGAGGGCTCTACGTTTAGCTCTCTTTTCCGCTGCTCTCAATCTGTGTACTCTCATTTTGATATTTCCTTTCTTTCCACTCCTCAAACGCCGCTAAGTTTTCAGCGTTGTTATAAAATTCATGTATCGAGTCTATAAGTAGCTGCATATCATTTACCTATAAAGCGATTAATAAAATACTGTTGCCCTCGTCCTGTAACTTTAGGCGTTTTGTTAAGGCTTACTCTGCCGTCTGAATGAGTAATAGCTGTTTCTTTAATTCTGAAAAGCCCCATTTCCATAGCTCGCTGTGTCGGCATATTGTAAGAGTTGCCTTTTCGTGAAATCAAAAAGCCCTCATTTCGTAGCTGCTCAAACAGTCTATTTTGCCCTACTGCGTAGCCGTTCTGGTTTAGCAATTTGGCGAGGTCGCCTACTAAAATGTCTGTGTCGCTAGTGCTTACTGCGTCGGCGAAAAGCACTTTCGGCCGTTGTGCCTCAACTAAGGCTTTGGTCTTATTGTGTGCCTCTATCTCACTAGCATATGCTTTCAATGCGTCTGGCAATGTTTTAGGAATATCCATGCTATATGAGCCGTATTTTCTAATGCTAGGTAGCACATCACTAGTTACCCAGCGTTTGAATTGTTTTGCACTAGGTAATTTACTAGATAGAATTAATGAATATAAGCCACTTTCATTTATTAACCACCCGCCACGCTGCCCTAAACTCGATAACGTTTCGTTATTGAGTTTGTCATCAATATCAACGTGATCACTAATCGCCTTACTGCTATTTTGATAACCTAAGATATTAGTTATATCTTTTGCTACAAACCACGGCTCATTATCTTGTAGAATAATTCGCACATCCCCAAATATTGCATTATTAAAGACTTGTAATTCGTTCATTGTGTGATGTCCTTTCTACTTATAAAAAGTAATCAACTGTTACGCCGAAGAAATCGGCGATTTTTTTCAAACTAGCAAGGCTTGGCTTGTATTGGCCTTGTTTCCACGCTGTCATAGATGATGTTTTAAGGCCTAAAACCTTACACATTCTATAAGCCGTGATATTGTTTTCTTTTAATAATTTGTCGATTTTTTCATATTGCATTTACTCACCACCTTTATATGTGATACAATTAGTTAAGAAAAGTTAATTACTAAAAGCGTTTAGTTTTCTTAACGTTTCCTATGGCTATATAATAGCACAGAAAACTGTACGCACCTAGTAAACTTTTCGTAAATCTTTCTTAACTAATTTATAAAACAAGGTAAGGAAAATGTACGAAAGATTTAATAAATTGCTGCAAGAAAAAGGGCTGACTGCGTATAAAGTAGCGAAAGATACTGGCGTGTCGAGGTCTACCCTAGCAGCATGGAAAAAGAAAGAATACACGCCAAAACTTGATAAGCTGCAAAAGTTGGCCAATTATCTAGGGGTATCTGTCTATTATTTGACTGGCGAGGTTAGCGATTATGACAAAATGCGCCAACAAAAGATAGACTTTATACACCAATGCGGAGTTGATGTTGATTTCACGCCCTATGATGATGAGGCTATCGACGATTTATATGTCGCCTGCGCACTCAAAAAAGATGTGATCCATAACTTACCGCTGCCAGAAATTAAAAAAGCGCCCTCTACACTAATAAGCATAGAGAGCGCCGAGGGAGTTAATCTCAAAGCGGTGCTTGAAAAGGATAATATCCTATCTTATGGAAAGCATATAATTAATGACGAGGAACGTGCTACGATAAAAGCGTTAATTGAGGCTTATCTAAAAACAGAGTAAAAGGGAATATCAAGGGGAGTTTTGTATATGAAAAAATTAATTATTGCTGCACTATTGGCTTTGTGTATTATGCCAGCGCAAGCTATCACTTTGCCAGAATTGGTAAATTATAATAACTATATAGAGTTACCTAATGCTATGCATGAAAAGCAGTTTATGCCTATTGATGTGCAAGTTATCAATACAGGCAATAATACGCTAGAAATCATAACGCCAATTTATAGCTATCTGCCATATTATAAGAATTTCATTATTACAGAGTTTATAAAACACTATAAATATGATTTCAATACTCGTAGTATTGTGTTAGAAATTGCCGAAACAAACTTTATCGACGGCCGCAACGGTAAAACATTAAGGCGTGGCAAAAATAACCCACCTAAACGAGTTGAGCTACAACCAAATACATATGGTTATTTAGAGGCTATGATAGCACTAGGGAACGCCCAACGCATAGGCAAGTTTACGCCACCAGCAGCCAAATAAAAAAAGAGCCCCTATCAAGGGGCTTTATTTCTACCTAAAATAAAATAACCGCCATAGATAGCGGCCTAGGCGGTTATTTAAGAGTATGCATTTTATTATGATTACTAAATTAATTATATCATTAAAAGGAACATTACACAATGACAAAAGACTTACAAACAGGCGTTATATACGCCAGATATTCAAGCGATAAACAAAGAGATGAGTCCATAGAGGGCCAAATAAGAGAGTGCACCGAGTACGCCCAGCGTGAGGGTATCTTAATCACTAAGATATATACAGATAGAGCCCTCTCTGCTCGTACCGATAACCGCCCAGAGTTTCTACAGATGATACGAGATAGTGCCAATCAATCATTTAATTATGTGATCGTTTATCAGCTCGATAGGTTCAGCCGTAGCCGTGAGGATAGCGCCAAGTACAAGGGCATATTGCGCCGTAATGGTGTTAGAGTATTAAGCGCAAAGGAACATATCACCAATGAGCCAGCAGGCATTATCCTAGAGAGCATGCTCGAAGGTATGGCCGAGTATTATTCTGTAGAATTATCTCAAAAGGTACGCCGTGGCATGACTGAAAACGCATTAAAAGGTAAGATGAACGGCTCGGCGGTTCCGCTCGGCTATGACTTAACAGAAAGCCACCATTTGGCCGTGAATGCTCATGAAGCTAAGGCGGTAAGGTTAATATATGACTTATATCTAAAACAGCACTCTATAGCCAAAATTAGCGATATTTTGCACAGTAAGGGCTATCTAACAAAGCGAGGCCGTAAGATTTCGCCTAGTGTGATAAAAACTATCCTATCTAACGAAAAATATATAGGCGTGTACTCATGGGGCGATATTCGTATCAAGGACTCTATACCGCCTATTATCTCGAGAAAGGTATTTGATGAGGTACAAGCTATAATGCCTACACGAATTAAAAATAAAGGCCGACGCTCTGAAATGTATAATCTCTGTGGCAAGCTCATTTGTGGTGAATGTGGCGGCCACTATGCAGGATCTACGGCTACATCAAGAAATAAAGAAAAGCACCATTATTACGTATGCACTAATCGCCGTAAATATCACACATGCACAGCGCCAAATATTCGCAGGGATGAGCTCGAGGATTTAGTGATTAATAGAACGCTTGAAATTCTAAATCAGCCCTCAAATATCGCTCGTATAGTCGATTTAGTTATGTCTGGGTATAATAACACTACCCAAGAGGCAAAAGTCGCTATACAGGGCATAAATAACAAAATTAAGGCTATTGATACAGAATTAAATAACTGTATGAATGCAATTAAGCAAGGTTTTATTACGGAACGCTTAAAAGGTGAAATAGAAAACCTCGAGAGTGAGCGCAATAACCTAATCGAGCAAAAAGCGAACCATGAGAGCGCCCTTATACCTATAAAATTTACTGCGGATCATATCGAGTATTTCCTCGAAAGAATGGCAAAAGAAAACCCTACCACTAAAGCAGGCCGCTCTCGTATTCTTGATACATTTATTAAGAGCGTTACTATCTATAGTGATAGGGTTGAAATCGTATTTAATTATAAGAATGAATTGCCAGCATTTAATACTCAATATGCAAGCGGTTCGCATTTCAAAGTATTGGTGGGCCCACCTGGGTTCGAACCAGGGACCGACCGGTTATGAGCCGGTTGCTCTACCCCTGAGCTATAGGC